GAGGGTTATCAAGCGTGGGAAGTTTTATTGAAACTTGCGGAGCCGGATTTAGAAACAGCCTTAAAAATCGCGGAAACATTGAATTTTGATAAAGAAACGCTGACGGAATTGTTGTCTGTTGGCGTTTTTGCTATGAAACAGGGATTAAATGACAGCAACAGCGAAAAAATTAAGCATACGTCTTGAGGCGGTGGGCGGCGATAAGGTGCGCCAAGAGTTTAAGACACTCGGTGCAGACGGTCAAAAGGCTTTCCGGCAAATTACGCAGGTAATCACTCCGGCAAACGACAATCTGCGTGCCTTAAGCGATACGGCAAAGACCTTTAACGGTATTTTGAAACAAACCGCCGGTTTAGTCGGTGCTTACCTCGGCGCAAGCGGATTGGTACGGACTTTCAAAGGCATTGTCAGTATAAACAAGGAGTTTGAGAGCCTATCCGGCTCATTAAAAACCGTGACCGGATCGGCTGAGGGTGCAAAGGAAGCGTTTGCCACGATTGAAAAGTTCGCGCTGGATACGCCGTATCAGTTGGAAGAAATCGTTGAGGCTTTTATTCTGCTTAAAGCTCTCGGCTTAGAGCCAAGTATGGAAGCGTTGACGAGTTACGGCAACACCGCATCGGCTTTCGGACGCGGTATTATGGACTTTACCGAAGCCTTATCAAACGCCGTAATGTTTAACTTCCGCTCACTCCGTTCTTTCGGAATTATGGCGACCACCGAAAAAGACAAGGTTAATTTTACCTTTCAGGGCATAACGACCACGGTTGCCAAGAATGCTAAGGCGATTGAGGCTTATTTACGCTCACTCGGAAATGTCCAATTTGCCGGAGCCATGAAAGAGCAAATGGACACCATGGGCGGTGTAATGTCAAACATCGAGGATGCTTTTGGTAAGCTCGCCCGAAACATTGGCGAAGCTGGACTGACAACCGCCATAAAAAATGCCTTGCAACAGTTTAATGATATGGTTGACGGTGCGGAAGATGCCGCGACTTCAATAGGCAAAGGTCTGACAACGGCGGTAAATTTGGCGGCAAACGCGTTCTTTTTCTTGGCCAAACACGCCGATGTGGCAATAGAATTGTTGACCGTGCGATTAGGCTCAAAGGCTCTGCTTGGCGGTTTAACCTTGCTTCGCGCCGGTATCGGTTATGTTCAAGCCTCGCTTGCCGGAATGTCGTTGCAGGCAAAATCGGCGATGGCCGGTATTGCCATGATGAGTAACGTGTCAAAGTTGGCGGCGGTGCAAATGGGCGTTTTGGCAACAGCGGCCGGCGTTTTACGCGGTGCGCTTGCTCTAATTGGCGGCCCCGCCGGACTTGCTGTTTTGGCGTGTATGGCTCTCTATAAGTTGGTAGATAGCCATGATGTCGCTAAACGTGCGGCACACGACCATGCCGAAACGCTTAAAAAACTGCAAGATGAACTCAAAGCCACTACAGAGGAAGCGGCAAAGTTTTCAGCGGAACAGCAGAAAGATATGTCGCTTGCCGAATGGGGCTTAAAACTCAAAACCGCCAAGCAGAACATTAAGGACTTAACCGCCGAGATAAAAAACACCGGTGGTTTATCGTTCCGGATCAGATATTCTCCGAAGTCTTTGCTTAAGGATTACGAGATTTATGCCAAAGAATGGGCGGAAACGCTCCGGCAATCCAAAATCAGTCTTGAACAATACGAGAAAGAGATTTGGGCGGTGGCGGCGCAGTATCCGGATTTTCAGCCGCAAGCAAAGGAAATTCAGAATAAGCTGTTGCTTTTGAAAGCCGCCGAGCAAGATGCTTATAAAGCTCAGCAAGAGCTTAAATATCTTGAAAATCCTGAGTTGCGACCGAAAGAGGAAAGCAAAACCGTAACGCCGACACCAACATCGAGCATTGTGCCGAAAACGACGGATAAATCGGCGGATAATGCTTATAAGCGCAACATAGAGGACATTAAAAACAAACTGTTGGAGCTTAAAACGCCATACGAACAAGCTATGGCCAAAGCTGACCAATGGAAAGAAAATGCGCTCAAAAACTTGCGTTCGAGTGCCGCCGGTTATGAGGATTATAAAAAGCAAATCGAGCAAGTTTACGATAATATGGTTAAAAAAGCCGATGAAACCGCTCTTGCCACTTCGAAAAAAATGGAAGACGGCTTCAAACGTGGCTTTATCGGTCTCAAAAAAGAAGTTGACGATTTTGCAACATTGGCTGAAAGCACGGTGCGAAACGCTTTTCATAGCATGGAAGATGCGCTGGTGTCATTCGTGACAACCGGCAAAATGAACATTTCGGACTTGGTTAATTCGATTGTTCAAGATTTTGCCAAGTTGGCAATGCGGCAAGCCGTCACCCAACCACTCATGGCAAGCCTTTCCGCATATATGGGATTTGGAGCGGCGCATACCGGCGGTATTGTCGGCGCGGATACGCTCAAAACAACCTATGCCAGTCCGGCGGTGTTTTCCGGTGCGCCAAAGTTCCACAAAGGCGGAATTGTCGGCGATGAAGTGCCGATTATTGCTAAACGCGGCGAAGGTGTGTTTACAAAGGAACAGATGAAAGCGTTGGGAAACGGCGGCGGAACGGAAGTAAACGTCAACGTAAACGTCGTTAATAATGCCGCCTCGGAAGTCAAAACCTCGGTATCTAAAACCAATCTTGGCAACGGCGATTTCAGCTTGGATGTCGTTATTGAAAAAATTGAGGGTGCAATCGGCAAAAACATCTCCAAAGGCGAAGGCTTATCGCCGCTTTTGGAGCAACGTTACGGACTTAATCCGGCTTATGGGAGTTACAGATGACAACAATAACCTTTCCAAAACGTCTGCCTTATCCAACGGTTGAGGGCTATTCCATACGGCCGGACGAAGCGATTATTCGTACCGATATGGAAGCCGGACCAGCGCGGCAACGGCGCAGATATACGCAAACACCAAGTAAAATCGCGGTTAAATGGATTATGTCGCCGGAGCAGTTCTGCCTGTTTGAGGCTTGGTACAAATATTACGCCAAAGAAGGTGCGGAATGGTTCGTCATCACGCTTTTGGGTGGTATCGGCTTAACCGAGCAAGAAGCGCGCTTTACGCAACAATTTGAGGCAAGCATAATCGCCGGTCGTTTATGGCAAATCACAACCGAGCTTGAAATCCGCGACCGTCCGACAATTACTGAAGATGCGATGCTAATCATCATGGATTCCGACTTCCAAAAGTTGGAATTCACGGTCGATAAGCTCCACATTCTCGTTCACAAATCGTGTCCGAACAAATTAAACTAAGGAAATTTTCAATGCCAAATATGCAAGAAAGATTAGATGCCGCGGTAGATAAAGCCGAGGTTGATACCGGATTATTGCACAATGTCGTTCATGGTTCAATCACAACCGAAGTGAATACCGAGGGCGGCAAAGTTCCGAGTGTCGCCAAAGTTCTTAACGATATGCGCGTTTTAATGGAAGCTGACGAGGCAATCCTTTATTTGATTGCCAACGGCGACAGCACAACCATTGTGCATACCAAAAACGGCGATGTACCAAGCGCGGCAAAAATTATTCACGACACAAAGACGGCGATGGATGCCGATGCTAAAATCTTCCACGATATAGCAAACGGTGATACGACAACGGTTGTGCATACAGATAGTGGCGATGTTCCGAGTGCCGCAAAAATTATTCACGACACGCAGACCGCTTTAGATGCCGATGCACAAATTTTTCATGACATAGCCAATGGCGATGCCGACACCGTTGTTCACACCGAAAACGGCGATGTGCCAAGTGTGGCGAAAGCTATTCAAGACACACGCAATACCATTCAATCCGGCACGAATGACCTCGTTGAACAAGCGCAGACGGCGGCAACAACAGCCACCGAACAAGCCACACAGAGTAAATCGGCGGCTTTGCGAGCGATTGAGGCTGAAACAGCGAGTAAACAAGCTCTAAAAGATGCGCAGACATGGGTTGACGGCACTGATGAGGAAGTCGCGGCTTTAGGCGGACGGCACTCGGCACGTGAATGGGTTGAGTTGGCGGAAGAAACAACAAAAGGCAGTTTTCCGACTACGGTTAGCGGTGTGGCAACGGCTAATCAGACAATTTTACCATTACCGGAAGCACTCGGCGCAATCGACCAAGTGTTGATGGTAAGCGTTGAAAACTTATCGCTTATGCCTGATACCTACACGCTTTCAAACGACGGGAAATCGGTCGTTCTGCAATATCCGTTGTCGGTAAATGAGCGGTGGTGCGTGAAATATTTAACAGATTTTCAGTCAATGGGTGCCGCCTTGGATGCTGTTTTATATGAAGATATGTGAGGTGCAAAATGGCTGAAGATAAAAGCAAGATTCCGTCATCGCGTATCGCGGTTGATACTGAGCCGGTTGTCGGAAGCGGTAATCTTATCACTTCCGATGCAGTAGCGACAGCGGTTGAGCAAGCAAAAGAGGAAGCGAAAACCGATGCCGAAGGTAACGACATCAGCAAGACCTATGCCAAGATTGCTGATGTTATTTTTTACGAAGAAATGGATTAACTCAATTTTAGGAGAAAATAAATGGCTACAAAACGCATTAAACTTAAAAACGCAAACGGCGACTATTTAGAGCCGTATACCACGAACGTGCCGGAAGCGACAACATCGGCGAAAGGTATCGTTCAGCTGGAAGCAACACCTACCGCAAGCTCAACAAAAGCGTTGACTTCCGGTGGTGCAAAAACCGCTTTGGATAACAAACTCGATAAAACCGGCACAGCGGCAAAAGCCACGGCTGATGCAAGCGGTAATAATATCGTTAATACATACGCAACAAAAACAGCTTTATCAGCGGTGGAAACAACGGCAAATACGGCCAAAAGCATTGCCGAGGGGCGTGCTCGTGCCGTTTCGTTTGAATCATATTCAGCTTTGGTAACAGCTTTAAATGCCGCTACCAATACGGACTACAAAGTCGGCGATAATATTTTCATTCAAGCGAAAGAAGTTCCGGATTTGTGGATTTATTCGGTTGAAAGCACGACCACAAGCTACAGTTACACAACCGATGACACTCTTATTTCAGCTTTGGAAACTGGTGCTGTTCAGATTGGCTATTATAAAATTGCGGCTATGGAAACCGGCAAAGTTGATTTGACCGGATATGTTCCAACAACACGCAAGGTCAATAATAAGGCCTTAAGTGCCGATATCAGCTTAACTTACTCGGATGTCGGCGCATTGGCGGCTAACGGAACGGCGGCAAAGGCCACGGCCGATGCTTCCGGCAACAACATCGCCTCAACCTATGCGACCAAGGCGGAAATCATCACTTATGAAGAGATGAGCTAATAACGAACTTTTGTACTAACGAGACTAAAGGACTTATAATGACTATAAGGAACGTGAAACTAAAAAACCGTGCCGGTGAATACCTCCAACCGTACACGGAAAATCTTCCGACCGCGTCTACTTCAACGGCCGGAAAGGTAAAACTTGATTCAAGCCCGACTTCAGGCTCTAACAATGCAATTACTTCAGGGGCGGTTTATTCCGCCCTTAATCTTAAAGCAAATGACTCTGCGGTAGCTCATAAATCAGGAAGTGAAACATTTACCGGAGTGAAGACGTTACAAGCCGGTAATGACGATGGCTGGATGATAAAAAAAGCTAATGGCGATTATACCGAGGCGGCTCCTGCGGCGCAGGTTGCCGGTGCTTTTCGGGTAACCGATAAAAATAACAAAATTATGGGTGATGTCCGATTTATTCGGACAACAGCAGGCTTGCAGACAGCGACTTTAATGGCGCGTAACGCCGTAACCGGTAGCGAAGTTAATTGCTCTATATCTTGCAATGTTGATAAAACGGGAAAAATTTATACTGCCGCACCTACACCGGCGGCAAGCGATAATTCCACAAAAATCGCTACGACAAGCTGGGTTACCACAAAAATAAACAATGTCATAAACAGTACTTCCGGCAATAGGAATATTGGCGAGATTATTGCCTCAACTGTTCCGCTTACGGATGCAGGACTTCATTTATTAGACGGAGCAACTATTCAAGGCAGTGGTTCTTATGCCGCCTTTGTTACTTATATGGCAGGGCTTGTTTCAACTTATCCGAAATGCTTTACCACCGAAACAACTTGGCAAAATACGGTTAATGCAAAGGGTGTATGCGGAAAGTTTGTTTACAATTCTTCGGCAAATACTATTAGATTGCCTAAAATAACTGGATTTATTGAGGGAACTGTAGATACAAATGCTCTTGGCGACTTGATTGATGCTGGCTTACCGAATATCACCGGAAAACATGGCGGTGCTGACAGCAATGATACTTCTGTTGAGGGGTGTTACTATAATGTTGGAGGTAGTACATCTGGTTCAGGAAGCGGCTCAGGCTGGAAAGTTGGTTTTGATGCCTCTCGTTCTTCCTCAATATATGGAAATTCTTCAACCGTTCAACCGCAGGCGATTAAGGTTTTTTACTATATTGTTGTTGCAACATCGGCAAAAACAAATATTGAGGTCAATTTAGATAATGTTGCTTCTGATTTAAATAATAAAGTAGATGTTTCACAATTAGCAGATTGTGAGGTTGTCGTTGAAACTTATAGAAATGGAACACAATGGTATAGATTATGGTCTGACGGTTGGATTGAACAAGGCGGCTATATTTATGTGAGTTCAAACGGGCAAGTATTGTCCTTTATGAAACCTTTTCAAGACATCAATTACATTATTACAGCGGCAGGGACAGAAGAACAACGAGGAAACGTATCATTTTACAGCAGAGGAATCAACTCTTGTAAATGTTGGACTTCTGATGATGAAACATTTAATGCGGCCGGTATAAACTGGACAGCTTGCGGATATTAAGGAGCTGATATGAAAGTTTTTGGAAATATAATTACAAAATATTACAAATACGGAAATACGGTAAATGTAACGCCTGTCGGGAGCCCGACTATATCTAATGGCATGGTTAGCGGTATCAGTTCTAAAAACTACTTAAAGATTATTCCTGATGAATTTCCAACAAATACGGCAAATTCTTGGGAAATGGTTTTTAAGTGGACACACGCGGGTGGCAGTGAAAGACAAGCATTTTTTGCTCAAACAGCAGGATATGAAACCATTCTGGCTGTTGATGGCGATGATACCTCAATAGGTGTTAATCTTATTATCTCTAACGCCCAAAACGACAATTATCTTGTTAATATAAAATCGCCGACCGGTTGTATTGAAAATGGCAAAATATACTGGGTAAAAGCTGAATTTACAGGTTCTCAATATAAATTATGGCTATCAACAAACGGAACAAATTGGGTATTACAAGGCTCTGTCGCAACAAACACTAAAGCCTCAATACGAGGAAACTGGACACTTGGTATTCATAACGAATCAGGTTATTATTATCCATTTTTGGGAACGATTGACCTTAAACATTCGTACATGAAAATCAATGGACAGTTGTGGTGGACAGGAACGCAACCGGAAGAAGCAACTTCGGCTGATTTTGATTTCACAAAAACGGTTTTGAAATGCAAAGCCAAAATAAACTCTGCTAAAAAGTACTTTAAGTATTCGGAATGGACACAACCTGTTTTAACATCAAATTTTTCTTCTGGTGAAATGTGGCTTGAAGATCCGAATAAAACCGGCGCAAAAAATTCGAGTGACCAAACCAAGATAGAAACTTGGGGCTCCTCTGCCATGAAGAATTTTAATAATGTCTATCTTGCGCTGGATTCAAATACCGGAAATGTTTTTACGCTCGGAGCATCAAACGCAACGCAAGCAACAGTAAATGAGCAGACTTATGATGTTTTTGACGTTTGCTTTTCGCAATACATGAAAATTACGCATATTAAAATCGTTTGCAAATTTCAAAGTGGCTATCATTGCGCCTTAAGACGAGCGATGGGCTATGTCATAAATGATAACGGCTCTGTCGGAACACGCTTATTCAATATATCGGGCAATAACGATAAATTGACGTTAGAGAACGATATAGGCTCAAATAAGACAAAGCGTTTGCGTATTTGTTTGCGACCAGATTGGAATAA